CGTTGTAGTAAGCAACGCATCAAAATTGCTGTTACCAGCCATTATAGTTTCTCCTAAAAATAGTTGTTAATGAAATGATTACAGTTCTGCACCGAGTTGCCGTTTAGCAGCAGCCCAAGCATCACGAACATTGGTAATAGCCTCAACAGATTCAGTAGTTGTACTAGCAGGATTAGACCCACCAGCAACAACAGCAGCCTGACGCTTAGCATCAACAACCGACTTCTCGGTTTGCTGTTTTTTTGCTTCAGCCTGTTTTTGAATGTTTTGTTGTGCCATAATTTTGTCAAACATAAGTTGCTTATATGTTCCTTCTAAATCGGTTGTGCCAAGCCGCAAAGCGGTTTGAACAACAGTCGGAACATCAAAATCGCTGTAACGCTGCTGAAGCCTTTGAATTTCTTTCTCAACCTCCAACTGGGATTGATACTCTTCAAAAGATGCAACCCGCTTGTCCAGTTCACGCATTTTCTGTTCCTGCGGGTCAAGTGACTGAAAATCATCAACCTCATCAGCAACAGCAGCCGCCTGCGCACGACTAATGTTATAATGCCTAGCAAGTAGGTCAATAGTCGCCTCAGGGTCACGCTCCAAAGCCGCTTGAATAGTGGCAGCATACTGCATTTGACTGCGTTGCTCTGCCAACTCCTGCGTCTTACGAGTGTAATCAGCCTGTCGTTGATAACCAGCAAGCGCTTCCGACAACGGAACTTGTAGTTCCTCACCATCTAATTTAACTTTAACTACATGATTAGCGTAGTTCTCTGTCTCCAAATATGGCAAATCAGAAACTTGCGTTTCCATTCCAACATCTTCGGTTGTCCCAAAATTGGGGTCCATGTTTTCCTGTGTTGCGATTTCATCGCTCATTATATTTCTCCAAGAGTCCGTAAAAAATGGTTGCTCTCATCAATAGATTAGGCTGTTCCCTAGATGGCTGGAGGTTGCCCCATTGTCTCTGCACCAAGTTCAGGTTGAGGAGGTAACGGCATCCCCTGAGGAGCCATATCGCCCTCAGGTGCGCCCATAGGCGCACCAGCAGGCTGTTGCGGGGCAGCCATAAACTGTTCAGGTGACTTCACACCAAAACCAAACTGCAACACATGAGCAGCCAACTTACGCATATCAATAACCCCAGCACTTGCAAACGGTGCCATAGCATCAACCATCTGCAACGCCATCTGACGGCGGAACGATTCGTTTTGTGGCTGGGTAGAACCAGCCTCAACCACAAAATCAAAATCGCCTTCAATGTCTTCGTTCGTGTAGTTGAAGAAATATTGTTTGCCGCCAACACCAGTGATGCGAGCGACCTGTTCAGCGGTCATGTATTGCTGAGCGAGTTGTAGCACTTTGCGTGCGATACGACCGATAGCAAGTTCAATTACAGCCAGTTTGTCTGCTGCACGGGCATTAGAAGCATCTTGGATCATTGCTGCTTCAGTAGCGGTACGGCGAACTTCTGGAGTAGCGCCACGCGCATACTCGTTCACACCAGACACCTTGTCCATGTCCGCTTCGATAATTTGCGAATACTGATACAGATCACCCGACATTGGTGTGATCGGCACAGGCATAATCACGTCTTGTAACGGCTGGTTGTCATCAATGACTTCGATTGCAATGTTATCTTCGTTTGATTCTAAACCTTGACGGCCTTCTGGTCCGAGCGCAGAAGCACGGTACAAGTATTTGCGACCGTACTTTTTACGATGGTTCATCATTTGCGAACGGGTTTTGTTGAGTTCTTGCTGTGGCGCTTCGATCATTTCCAAATCGCCAATCGGATAAAACTCGTCAGGAATTTCGTAGTTAGCGATCATCTCATACGGGTGACCGAACTCGTAAGGGATTTCAACAGGGTCAATCAGATAGTCGTCTGAACCTTCAGCAAAAACACAGATTGTGTTTTCTTTCAGGTCGTAAAATTCCCAAACTGTGACACGCTCAACGTCTGCTGACAGTTTCTTTTTCTGATCGTTGCTCATCCAGTCTGCGGACAGAACAGCGTCAGCCTTAACTGACTTGCGGACACCGTAACGGTATTTGTCGTCGTTTTGAACATCTTCCAACGGGCGAATAATGCGTTGAGCAATCCATTTTGCATCATCAAGTGATGTTGCTTCAGGGTCAACAAACATATCGAACGGACTTACCCGTTCAATGAACGGACGATCTTCTGTAATAACCAGTTTTGATTCTGGGATATTTGCTTCAATTTCTTCATCGGTTGGAAGTTCCCCTGCCATTTCAGGGTTTTCCATTGCAAACTGATCGGCTTCAGCGATCATTTGCTGCATTTGTTCCTGACGTTCCTCTTCGGAGAGTTCTTCAGGTTCTTCTACAAACTTGTAGCCGACTTTCACCCAGCCGTGACCCATGATCGCAAAGTCTTTTGCGGCACGTCGGAACGGCGAACGGAAGTCGTAATGTCGCCACCAGTAGTTAACGATGGCTTGCGAGATAACAGCACGATCTTCATCTTCAGGCTTGTTAGCCAACACCTCAATTTTTGGGTGGTTGACTGTTAACGCTGGGAAGATGACGTTAATAGTTGAGAACGCAATGTTGATCGCAATGCGATCTTCGTCGTCAAAGCCATTTGGGAAGTGTTTGCCACGATACAGATCGAGCATACGTTCCCATGTGTCATCGTAGCCTTCTTCGTCACGCCATCTTTTAGCGTGATCGAGTCGGGTACGATACCGTTTTAACATTTCGGACTTTGACAACTTTGCCATTAGATCAACTCTTGTCTGCCAACATAAACGGGGTCGTAGCCGTTGGCTTTTGCTCTGGTGATTGTATCGTCAATACGTTCACGCATAGTGGAACCAGTCCACCAGTCATGATCGGGTAATGCAATGCCTGGAACCCCATCCTCACGCCAGTAACGCATCTTGTGACTGAAGCAAGGATGAGGTTGGGCAATGCAAACCTCATATTCAAGTTCGCAAGACATTATTAAATGGCTTGGTTACCACCAGGGCGTGCAGCAGATGACTCTGCGCCGCTTGACGGAATAACATCTGGACCAGTTGGGCGAGCAAACGCAGGGATATCGGTAGAAATTTTTACCGAATCAAGCGATTGTGCCGAACCTGGGCGAGATTCAACTTCGATTGACTTGCAAACACCAAGTTTGGGGGTTTCGCCAGCGCCAACGCTGTTATAAGAAGCCTTCATTTTCACTCCAAGGGTAGGACAGTCCTAAAAAATAGCCCCTGAGTGTCCCACTATCGGATCGAATTAGCCCCAATAGTCCACTTCTTGTCCTGAATTTCCTGCTTTGGCTGCAAATTAGCCCACCAGTTGATAGTCCAGTAGTCGCTACGTTCCTGTTTGTATTCGGGAGCGAACGCAAACGGCACCATTTGGTTGGCGATAGCCAACGACATCACACGGTCATCGTGCGGAGAGCCAGACATAGCACCTTTTTCGTCACGAACATAAGTAATCAGTTCGCCTAGTGTGGCAGGGCAACGAATCTCTAGTTCTTCCTCACGAATAACGCGCCCTAGTTCGTCAATCATTAGCGGTTTTGTAGACCTGTTTGTGTTCCAACCAAATTCGGTCATTGGCGTGTTGCCCTCGGTGGAGTTGACACGGCGACGACGGAACAATCGTTTGTAGCCGAGCCTGCGAACTGCTGTGATCGTTGTTAAACCGTGATTGTTGGACTCAATGCCCAATAAGGCATTGTTGTACCATGTTGCCAGTTTGAATAGTTCTTCACCGAACAGGTCTGCTGGGATATGGCCGTGCCATGTTGCTACTACAAGGCCTGTTGCGACGTTGATGACGTGCGCTGACGAGTAATCGCCCCAATCTAAACCTTCGGCAACGTCAGCACCCACAACATAGTGACCTTCTGGGCTGGGAAACTCCCATACCGTTATTGGGTCTAGTGCGTCTTTGTTGTGGTTTGGCACAAAAGCGAAATCTCTGATTGAGGACCGTTCGATTAGTGTGCCGACAACGCCTTCTTCTGGGATAATTTTTTCTCGCAAATCGTCAACGTCAAAAACGGTACGGCCCGATTTGATAAACGCTTCTTCAGGGTTCGACGGGTATTCCTGCGCTAACTGCCATGACGACATAGACCGTTTCTTGTTCTCATACCAGTCTTTGTCACGATCCTCGTTCGCTGACCAAGGATAGAACATTGGTGCGAATTGGTTGGTGCGGGTTTCCGCACCGACCCACAATTTATGAAAGAAATTTCCTGAACCATTCGCCGTACTTAGACCGATGATGCGACCGCCAACGTCAGCCACAGGTTCAATAGATGCCCACGCATCTTCAGGGTTAGGTAAGAACGCCCATTCGTCAACGATAATCAGCGTGGCTGATTCGCCACGCGCAGGGTCAGAAGCAGACGGCATAGACGTAATCTGCGAACCATTAGAGAACACCATTTTCTGCTGATGTTCAACCATAGATTGCGGGCCACGATCCAAAAGCCACTTAGGGAGATTCTTGTAGCCGAACTTAGTTTTCTTCAACAACAAAACGGCTTCACGTTCGGTACGAGAAATATCAATAATGTTTTGGTCGTCGTTAAAGTACGCTTTCCAAAACTGGTATCCAGCGACCAGTGTAGTCCAACCGATCTGGCGGGCTTTCAATGTGAGACTGTAACGGTTCTTTTCCCAGTTCCTTAACGCTTCCTTTTGCGCTTGGCGCAAAGAGAACAGGATTCGACCGTGTGCTGGCGATTGGATATGCCAGTAGTTTTCAAAAAAATAAACTGGGTCTTTGGAGCATTTGCGCCATTCCAGTTCTTCTTTTAACTCAAGGAGTCTTTGTCGTTGAGACATTACGTTTCCACCTAAACAGGTTCATCAGATTGACAGTCCACCACAACGGTGGCATCAAAGCAGCCCCATAATTTTGATATGCGACACAAACAATAAACCAAGGAACGCTGTGTAGCATGACAACAGCCCATGCCCACCAGCGGCCAGACCCAACTTTCCATTGACCCCAAAGTCCGACCGCTTCAAACAGCAGCAGAACGAACCACCAGTTCGCTTCGCTCACTTCTTCTTCTTAACCGCCGATTTCTTCTTAGAATCTAAACGCTTAGAAATAGCAGCAGCCTTACGTTTAGCATCGGCTTTCGACGATGCACCCCAAGCCTGTAATGAAAGCAGCAGACGGGTAGGTTCCCCATTGGGTTTTCTTTCGGGACCAGGCATATTACCCATACGAGCCAGAAAGGACGCTCTCCTAGGGTTATCGCCCGATTTAACAGGGGGTTTTAATGTTCCA